GAACTATTAGATATGTTAGTGAGTTTATAGAACCATTTCAGTATTTTTAATTTATTTTTTACTATTTATATAGGAAAAAGTATAACCAAATAAAATTTACGGAAATTTTCTATGAAAAAGCATTTAATTTATCTGTTAATGATGATTCCATTCTTAGGAATTGCTCAATCAAATGACAGTTGGTTCAAAGTGGAAGTTCAGTTTGATTACTACGCTCCCAGTGAATCATTCGCACTATTAACTCAATCAGGCGATACCTTAGTTAATTATCAACCTCAAAACCCATTTGAATTATGGTCAACTGTAGTGGAAGCAGATTCAGGAGATATTGATATCTCATTATTTGATTCTTACGGAGATGGATGGCAAGGTGGACCACAAAACAACAACTCAAACACAACGGCATTTATAAGAATATCAAATGAATGTCAAGACACAATCTTAGATTTAGATGTAACAGCATTGGGAAGTTTTACTCAATATGATACATCTTTTGTTTTAGACCCATGTGCACCTCCTGTTTGTAACTTCTCAAATGAAAACATATATCAACTTTGTTTAAGTAATGAACAAATATTAGTAGTATGGGAATGGGAAAATGAATGGTGTACTCCAGTTAATGTAATATATGGTAACGAAGAAGGATGGGGGCCATTTACACAAGGTGTTCCACCAAACGCTACCAACTACGGAATGTTGGCAGGTAACGGACAGATGCCACCTAATTGGGAAGTAGAACATTATCTTTATATAGAATATTCAGATGGTTCAGTATCAGATACACTTACATATACACCAACAGTATGTATAGAAGGGTGTATTGATTCAACAGAATCTGCTTTCAACCCTTGGGCGACTGAAGATGATGGAAGTTGTAGTACAACTCTTTGTGACCCTAATACTGAATATCAAATCACAATGGAAATCACATTAGATAATTGGCCAGGTGAAACTTCGTGGATAATGACTACAAATACACCAGCTGGTAACGTTTCAGTTCCTGTTGGTGAATATGATTTTTCTGATTTCGGACAAACTTATACTTATGATTTTTGTGTATCTCAAACAGCAGGGTTCGAACTTGTTGTAAATGATACCTATGGTGATGGTATGGGTGGAACTTCACAATCAGGACCAGGTGCTATCGTTATAAAAGATTGTGCTGGAGATACTATTTGGGAAATGACTAATCCAAACTTTGGAACTACACTTTACTCAGGAAACCAAATGGCAACTGCTTGTCCAACTGTTCCTGATGTATTAGGATGTACAGACCCTACATATCAAGAATACAATCCAAACGCAAATGTAGATGATGGTAGTTGTACCACACCTCACATTTTTGGATGTATGGATGTAAACTCAACGAATTATGATTCAACTGCAACTAAACAATCAATCGTTCCTTTATGTGATTACACATTAACTATCGAAGATGGTGGTGGAGATGGTTGGGGTAATTCTTGGTTAGGTGTTGCTCAAAATGGTGTTCCTGTTGGAGTATTCACAATGGGTCCAGGTAATTATGAACAAACATTTCAATTCCAATTGGAAACAGATAAAACTGTAGAAGTTTATTACTTCGAAGTTGAGGCACCACAACAATCACCTCAACAAGTAGAATTTCAAACCTTACAGAACTCATTTACATTAGAAAATTCAGATAGTGTTGTTCTATTGGCATGGGGACAAAATCCATTCGCTAACAATGGAGCAGGTGCATTACAACCATTTGAAGGGCCTTTCTATGAAAAATGGGTAGGTGAACCTTATTGTGGAGATATTTGTATTCCTATCGTTTTAGGTTGTACGGATTCAACTTCACTAAATTACGACCCATTAGCAAATGTAGATGATGGAACTTGTATTCCTTACATTGAAGGATGTATGAATCCATTAGCATTCAATTACAATCCTAACGCAACAGTAGATGATGGAAGTTGTATTCCTGTAATCGTTGGTTGTATGGATGATACAATGTGGAATTATGATTCTACGGCAAATACACCAGGTACTTGTATTCCATTTATCTATGGTTGTACAGACCCAACATCATTCAACTATGACCCTAACGCTAATACGGATGATGGTAGTTGTGTACCTATTATTTATGGTTGTACAGACCCAACGGCTCTAAACTACGATTCAACTGCAAATACGGATGATGGTTCTTGTATCGCTAGAGTTTATGGGTGTACTGATTCAACTCAGTTTAACTACGACCCATTGGCAAATACTGATGATGGTTCGTGTGTTCCTTTCATCTACGGATGTATGGATGTTAACTCATTGAATTACGACCCATTGGCAAATACAAACCAAACATCAGCAACAGATTTTACTAATCCTTGTATTCCTATTGTATATGGGTGTATGGATTCAACATCATTTAATTATGACCCTAACGCAAATGTGGATAACGGAAGTTGTGTACCATTTGTATATGGGTGTATGGATGTTAATTCGTTTAACTATGACCCAACCGCAAATGTGAATCAAGTATCCGCAACAGATTTATCGAATCCTTGTATTCCGATTGTGTATGGTTGTACTGATTCAACTTCAGTAAACTATGACCCGAATGCGAATGTTGATAACGGAAGTTGTATTACTGCAGTGGTAGGATGTACAGATGTATCTGCTTACAATTATGACCCGAACGCAAACGTATCTGATTCAACTGCTTGTTTATATGATGCAGGTTGTGTTGGTGGACCAGGTAATCCATATTGGTTAAACAATCCTTGTTACGCTTGGGTAATTGATGTAGACCAATATTGTTGTGATAACGAATGGGATTCAGATTGTCAATCATTATACAATTATTGTGAAGATGGGTATCCATTAGATATTAGTGAATTGGGTGGTAAGATGATTGCAGTTTATCCAAATCCAACAAAAGATATTATTAACGTTACCACATCATTAAACAATGTAAAATTTGATTTATTTGATATGGCTGGTAGGAAACTACGAAGTGGTGAGAATCAGAAGAGAGCAGAAATTGATATGAAAAACTTACCTGTTGGAATTTATATACTTCAGGTAAACTATGATGGAAACATCTATAATAAGAAAATTGTAAAAGAGGATTAAAAGATGAGAAAATTAATATTTTTATTATGTATTTTACCTTTTGTTATGTATGGACAGGATACTAAAGTAATCCTTCCTGTTCCCAACAAAGAAGAGGTTAAAGAAAAGAAAAAACCATCTGAGTTTTCAAAAAGATTGAAGAAAGAATTCAAATACTCTACTTTCTATGCTGCATACAATGGTAATAACTCAATTTCAGATGTTACATCATATTCAGTAACAGATGGATTAACAACTGAAAAAATATCTACTCCATATGATTATTCAGCAGTATTTGGTGTAAGAAAGATTCAAAGATTTGGATACGAACCAAATATTCAAAATAGATTTAAAAATGGTACTGAAAACTCATTCTCAGATGCAGCTACTATCGGTAGTAAATCAAAAGGGTTTGAGTATCTATTTGAATGGGATTTTAGAAGACAACAAGGTAAATCATTCCTTAGTCAAGACCACTTCCTTAGATATATAGGTGATTGGTATGTGGTTAAGGTAGAGTATTTACAAGACCAATTCGCAGATATTAATTACTTCGAAGCATCTCAGAGATACAGATATAAATTCAATAGAAAGTTTTCTGTAAACGCTGGATTTGTTCAAAGAATTTCAGAACCATATGGATTCGACCCTTTAGCAGATTGGGTATTACAGACAGGTGATATTCACTTTACTAATCTCGCTATTGAAGAGATGGGTTATGGAGTAGATTTTAGTGATGTAGATAATTATCAATATTTAGACCCAAATGGTAACGTTGTAGCAAACTCAACAGAAGTATGGGAAGCAGTTGTAATTCCTCAGATTCTATCTGATTATGTAGATAGAGAAAGAGCATTACTTCCTAATAAATTAGAGTACTCTTTTGTAATGGGATTTGATTATTACAAATATACTAAAGATTTTTGGTTACACTCTTGGGCAAATGTGATGCCATACCATATAAAAAGTAATGACCAATATAGTTATAATAAGTATAATGGTGGAAATTGGGTAGATTATTCAGGTGGTTTAATTTTTGGATATAGATTTACAAAATCACTAGGAATATTCACAGAGGGTAAATATCATAAATATTGGAATCGTAGTTGGTATGATTTCTCAATGGGTATAAACTTTATTATATTATAAGGGTAAAATAATGGCAAAAGAAATAAGTGAAGAATCAAAAATCCAAATTAGTTTACAAACATTAGGTGGAATTGCATTTGCAATCGCCACTATTGTTGGAATGTGGTTCGCTTTACAAGCAGATATAGAGGAAGCAAAAGAACTTCCTATAGCTCCACCACCAGATGTTACACGAATGGAGTATGATATGAAAGACCAATTGATACGTCAAACAATTATGACTACTCAAGAGGATGTAAAAGAGTTGAAACAAGATTTCAAACGATTAGAAGAAAAAATAGACAAACTTAGATAAAGGGTTTATATGAAAAAGTTTTTATTTGTAACGATATTTCTACTATTAACTAACCTATTAGGTGCACAAGTAGTAGTAATGCATTTTAACGCTGGTTGGAATAGTACTAATGATGTAGAATGGATTGAAGAGTTAGATGAGGTGGAGATAGAATTCATAGATATAGCTAAAAAACCTAAACTACAACAGAAATATAAAATAGTAGTAGTACCAACAATATTAATTCTTCAGTACGATGAAGAAAAGAAACGTTATCAGGCTGATATTAGTTTTCATATGGCCGCTACTAAAGAAGAAGTTCAAGAAAAAATAGATGAGATAATTCTGAGCGGATTCTAATATTCACCATACTTATCATTATACAAAAGGAGTTACATTATGTTTAAATATATTAGGAGAGAATGGATGGCATTTAAGAATATTTTTAAAGATGATAACGACATCAATGAAAAAAACGTAATAGGGTTTATGTCATTCGCAGTAATGACTGTATTCGCAGTAGTAGACTTAACTACTGGATACTTCGGAAAAGACTTAGTAATTAACGAGTTCATATATAATTCATTTGTTTGGATTACATTGGGCTGTTTCGGAATTGCGGGAATAGAAAAGTTCGCAAAAAAATAACAACATAGTTCAAAAAAGTTCAAAGAGTAATGGAAAATAATATGGTGGTATTGAAAAACACCTATCTAATGATAGGTATGGGATTATCAGGAGGATGTGCCTTTATAGCATCATATCTGATGGATGTAACTATGGGTAACTCAGAACAATATATGGCAGTGATGTTAGTTTTGTTATTAGATGGTTTTTTTGGAGTTATCGCTGGAATCAGAAGAGAAGGATTTAAAACATACAAAGCTCTCAAAGTTCTAAAAAATATGTTTGCATGGTTAGTAATCCTAACAGTTATATTATCAATCGAATTAGGTTTTAAGGGTACATCTTGGTTATCCGAAACAATCATAGCACCATTTATGGTATTCCAAATGGTATCAGCTCTCAAAAATGCATCAATGGCGGGATTTATTAAGAATGAATTACTTAATG